TATCCGCGCAACCAACAGCGGCACGGGTTCGATCAGCAACCTGTTCAACCTGCCCGACGCTATGGTGCAGGCAATTGGCGCAACTTCGACCACGCCGACGCAGAAGATTCGTTTTGTTGACTCCGCTGGTGTTGGCTACTTCCTCTACGCAGTGGAAGCTTGATGCAGATAACCAAGGAATTCTTGGAATCTGAGATTGTCAAAATGGAACAGCAACGCAACCACGCTCATGAGGTTGCAGTTGCTTCCCAGGCGGCAATTGATGTTCTTCAGGCAATGACTGCAAGACTGGAACTGCCAGAACCGGAGCAACAAAATGACGATGCAAACTGATGTCAAGTCAGCCCACTTAAATGTGAGCGGGCAAATGGTCGTGAGCCGTGCGCGGCTTAAGGCCCTGATCTCTATGGGCACTGCAACCGCAGGTACGGTGAACTTCTGGGATACGACGACTGCTCCTGTTGCAATCACGTATGGCCGAGCAGGCACGCTTATCACTGTAACGCTGGCGGCTCACGGGCTGTTAACGGGGCAGGTGGTTGGGCTGACTTTCGGGCCAGATGGCTCTTCTCGCGTTGGAACTAACGGCAACTACGCTGTAACGGTCCTAACTTCTAGCACGTACACGGTGACGGACATCAACTCCGGAACCGTTACTGCTGGCACTGCTGGTACGCAGGGAGCTCGATGGTTGATGTCTATGGACACCAACACTGCGTCGGACGTAATCACGCTGCCCATTCCGGGCGAAGGTGTTTTGGCGGTTGATGGTATTTATTGCCAGATGACTAACCAAACCGGCGTCACGATCTTCTATGGCTAAAACACCAGCATGGACCCGCAAAGAAGGCAAGTCGGAGAAGGGCGGCCTCAACGCGAAGGGCCGTGCGTCCTACAACAAGGCCAACCCCGGGAAACCCGGGTTGAAAGCACCGCAACCCGAGGGCGGGTCAAGGCGCGACTCCTTCTGTGCAAGGATGAGTGGGATGAAGAAGAAGCTCACCTCAGCGAAGACCGCGAACGACCCAAACTCCCGGATTAATAAGTCCTTGCGGGCTTGGAAGTGCTAATATGACTGACCACACAGATAGCGTAAAAAACGTGCTTGACTTTGTTGCGGTGTTTACTGCTATTGGTTCGTTTTTGAACTTGCTCAACCCTTTGTTTGTGCTTATCGGTGCAATCGTGGGTGTCATGCGCATCTATGAAATGGCTACCGGCAAAGAGTTCAGTTCGCTCTGGCGTAAAAAGCGAGACGATGATGCCGAGCACAAGTAAGAAGCAGCATGGGTTTATGGCGGCGGTGGCTAAGAACCCCGCGTTTGCCAAGAAAGTTGGTGTGCCTACAAGCGTGGGCAAAGATTTTCTTAACGCGGACAAGGGCCGCAAATTTAAAGAAGGTGGCGATATGAAAGAGTCCAAAGCGATGGTTGGTAAAGAGATGGCCTTCATGAAAAAGAAGGGCGCTCCCAAGTCCATGATCAAACATGAGATGGGTGAGATGAAGATGGCTAAAGGCAAGCCGTTTGCCAAAGGCGGCGGCATTGAGTCCAAAGGCAAGACCAAGGGCAAGATGATCACCATGAAGTCCGGCGGCAAAGCCTGCTGATCATGGCTACAAAAAAAGCAAAACGGTTTGACGACGGCGGGGTTGTTGGCAATTCCAACTACCCGTTTGGTCAGGCGCAGGCGGCATCAGCTCCGGCTTCTACTAGCCCCGGCTTAGGCAATACGTCCCCGTTGGTGCAGGTAACTACGCCCGGTGCGCAAGCGCAGGAAGTGGTTGAATCCGCCAAGCCGTTTGGCATGAAAAAAGGCGGTATGACCGCATCCCGTCGTGGTGATGGTGTTGCCCAGCGTGGCAAAACTCGCGGAAGGATGGTCTGATATGGCGATTTTTAAGCCTAAACCAGTGGCAAAGCCGGTTATTGCACCCAAGCCGATTGCAGCAAAGCCGATTGCAGCAAAACCCGTAATGGGCAACCCTGTTATGCCCGGTATCAAGCCGCTTCCTCCCGGCTCCATTGGGATGCCCGGCGGGCCGGGGGGTAAAACTATGTACAACACGGGGCCAATGCCAATGCCCGGAAATGTTGAGCAAAACTACCGTGGCACTCCCGGTCTTGTAAACGCTACTGCGCCCATTGGTAATATAGCCAGCCGTCTTGCTGGGGGGCCAGCCCCAAGCCAACCTGTCATGGGGAACAAAATCAACACAACGGGGTTTAAAAATATGTCCCCCGCAACTTTGCAGTCGGGTATGAAAAAAGGCGGTGTCACCCGTGCAGACGGCTGCATCACCAAAGGCCACACTCGCGGGAAGATGGTGTAACCATGAGAGCCAGCCGTGGCATGGGGGACATCAACCCATCTAAAATGCCCAAAGGGGTCAAGAAGCCCCGGCGGGATGACACCGACTTCACGCAGTACGCCGAGGGAGGCAGTGTAAATGCGGCTGGCAATTACACCAAACCGAGTCTGCGCAAGCGGATCGTGTCGCAAGTGAAGGCCGCAGCTACCCAAGGTACCGGTGCAGGTCAGTGGAGCGCCCGCAAGGCGCAGCTTGTTGCCAAAAAGTACAAGGCAGCAGGCGGGGGTTACCGAGATTGAAAGCGCCGCAGCAGTCATTAAAGGATTGGGGCGACCAAAAATGGAAGACAAAAAGTGGCAAACCGTCTAGTAAAACTGGTGAGCGATACCTTCCAGAAGCTGCGATCAAAAGCCTCAGCCCTGCTGAGTACGCTGCAACGACTCGTGCGAAACGTGCGGGCAAAGCTGCCGGGAAGCAATTCGTAAAGCAGCCCAAGGGCATAGCTAAGAAAACAGCAGGGTTTCGATAATGGCAACCACCTCCGGCGCAAGTAGCTTTAACCTCGACCTCTCTGAGATCGTTGAGGAGGCATTCGAGCGTGCCGGTAGTGAGTTGCGCACGGGCTATGACCTCAAGACCGCTCGTCGGTCGCTGAACCTGTTGTTCGCAGACTGGGCCAACCGTGGCCTGAACATGTGGACTTTTGAGCAGGGCACGATCCCTTTTGTGCAGGGCCAGAACACCTACCCGCTGCCAAACGACACGGTAGACCTGATGGAGCATGTGATCCGTACAGGCGCAGGTAACGCAGCCACCCAAGCCGATCTGTCTATCACACGCATCAGCGTCTCCACCTACGCCACGATCCCCAACAAGCTCCAGCAAGCACGACCCATTCAAATCTGGGTGCAGCGCTATACCGGACAAATCTCCCCCACAGGGCTAACCGTCTCCGGCGGCACCTTGTCAGCCACCAATACGATCGTTACGCTCAGCTCCACCGTGGGTCTTCCCGCTGCTGGGTTTGTCAAGATTGACAACGAGATCATTGGCTACGGAGCGATTAGCGGGAATACCCTAACAAGTTGTGCCCGGGGGCAGGACAACACTACTGCAGCCACGCATACCTCTGGTACGGCGGTTTATTGGGCACAGGTACCCGCCGTTACGGTGTGGCCTACCCCTGATGGCTCCCAGACATACCAGCTCGTGTACTGGCGTTTGCGGCGCACCCAAGACATTGGAGATGGCGTGAACGTGGCGGATGTGCCATTCCGGTTTGTGCCGTGCATGGTAGCGGGACTGGCTTACTATCTGGCGCTTAAAATACCCGGTGCGGAAGCACGGCTGTCGGTTCTCAAAGCCCAGTATGACGAGGCTTGGGAGGTTGCCAGCACGGAAGATCGTGAGAAGGCATCCATTCGATTTGTGCCGCGTCGTATGTTTATTGGCGGTGGCTTCTAATGGGCAGTCAGTTTGCTTCAGGCAAAAATGCGATTGCAATGTGTGATCGCTGTGGACAGCGCTATAAGCTGACCGAGCTGAAAACTGAGATTGTTAAAACTAAAAGGTACCAGCTTCTTGTTTGCCCGCAGTGCTGGGACCCTGACCAGCCACAGTTGCAGTTGGGCATGTACCCTGTAGACGATCCGCAGGCTTTGCGCAACCCTCGTCCAGACAGCACATATGTGGTTGCGGGCAGTGGCTCAGACGGATACCTGACGGGGGGTAGCAGAGTTATTCAGTGGGGCTGGGCTCCGGTTGGTGGGTCGAGGTTTTTTGATGCCGACCTAACACCAAATAATTTGGTTTTATCTGTGCAATTGGGTACAGTCACAGTATCCGTTACGTAAGGAGTTGGACATGGACGCAATGAAGAAAGTGGCTAAGACCGAAGTCAAGGCCCACGAGAAACGTATGCACGGTGCTAAAGGTATGCGTGCGGGCGGCAAGACAAACGCCGACATGCTCAAGATGGGTCGAGGTTTGGCAAAGATTGCCAACCAAAAAAGCCCCGGTCGTAAAGGAGCTTAATATGTCTGGAAAAATTACCACCGTGGCAACGCCTGTAGTTGGGCAAATGCCTGTTAAAGAAGCGCTAAAGGCCAACGTGTCTGTGGCAAACGAGCGCAGTAACGAGTACAAGCCCACCAAGACCAGCGGCATTAAAATCCGTGGAACCGGCGCAGCTACCAAGGGCTTGATGGCTCGTGGACCGATGGCCTAAAGATGAACTACACCGCGTTGACTGATGCCATCTGCGATTACACGCAGAACTTTGAATCGGACTTTGTTGCGAACATCCCGTTGTTCGTCCAGCAGGCTGAGCAGCGCATTTTCAACACGGTGCAGTTCCCTTCGATTCGTAAGAACGTCACCGGGTCTGTGTCTGCCAACAACAAATACTTGTCGTGCCCGACTGATTTTCTTTCTGCCTTCTCTATGGCAGTAGTTGATGCAGACGGGCGCTTTGAGTACTTGCTGAACAAGGATGTGAACTTCATCCGGCAGGCATACCCAACGCCGACAAGCACGGGTCTTCCTCGTTACTACGCCCTGTTTGGCCCGACGGTAGCAGGTGCA